AATAATAAAACATGTACAATTTTTGAAAATAATGTTGTTATAAAGAGTGTATATGAGGCTGACGCTGGATCAATTGGGTTTCATATGAACAATGCTGCTATGTGGCTTGGTGTAAACAAAGTGAGTTCGCTTGACAATGCTGGCAAAGTTATGGGCTTACAGTCATACGGAAGGGTTCATGACCAATACTTAAAAGAAATTAATGAGTTTGGAATTGATAATGCTAATGCCATATTTGACTTGACTAGATGGAATAACTACATGAAAGATCCATTGTTAACTAATCTTACCCCTCTTGACTGGATTAGAACTGTGCATGAAAGAGTTGGGGATCTTTTAGTAGAACTATTTAGTAAGTATATTAATAAAGAAGAAAGTGTTTCGTACTCTGGAGGAGTAGCACAAAATGTTGTATGGAATACAAAACTAATTCATAATTTTCCTAATATAATTATTCCACCACATTCTAGTGATGAAGGATGTAGTTTAGGTGCAATTGAATGGTTAAGAAAATATCACGATCTTCCTGAGTTTAAACTTGAAAACTTTCCATATTGTCAAAATGATTATGCTCCAAGCACAGAGCCTACAGATGAAACAATTAAGTATGCAGCCAAAATGTTGGCAGAAAATAAGATTGTAGGTTGGTATCAGGGACATGGGGAAGTTGGTCCTAGAGCGTTGGGTCATAGGTCTATATTAATGAATCCTGCTATACCGCTTGGAAAAGAAATTATTAATTCTGTTAAAAAACGAGAAAACTATAGACCATTTGGAGCATCTGTTTTATCTGAGCATGTACTAGATTATTTTAAATATGATATAAAAGATCCACACATGCTATTTACTAATGACTTTAAGGTTGATACGTTCCCAGCAATTACTCACGTTGATGGCACTTGTAGAACTCAAACGGTAGAAAATGATGGATCTGCATACAGAAAACTAATTGAAGAATTTTATAAGTTGACTGGACATGCATTAATTCTGAATACTAGTTTAAACATTAATGGAAAACCAATTGCAGGATATCCTGAGAATGCTATTGACTTGTTTGAGTTTTCTATGATAGACTGTATGATAATTGGAAATACAATATTAAATAAATAATGGTCTGTAGTTCAGTTGGCAGAACAAGGCACTGTTAATGCCTGGGTCGTAGGTTCGAGTCCTACCAGACCAGCCAAGCGAATATTGCATAGTGGTAGTGCGTAACCTTGCCAAGGTTAATGTGCGAGTTCGATTCTCGCTATTCGCTCCAAGGTCCGTTAGTTCAGTTGGTTAGAACGCCACCCTGTCACGGTGGAGGTCGTGAGTTCAAGTCTCATACGGATCGCTAAGTCTCCATCGTCTAGTGGTTAGGACAACACCCTTTCACGGTGTAAACGAGAGTTCAATTCTCTCTGGAGATACTCGAAATAACATCTGAACAATGTTATGGAGATCGTTATTACTGAAACTGAGTTCGTGGGCGCATCATACGAAGGTGTTCAGACCGAAGGAGATTGCTCTGCTACCCCACTAGGTAATAACAGCCAGCGGAGACTTTGTGGCTGGCATTTGCCTCCTTAACTCAGGGGTAGAGTACCCGCCTTGTAAGCGGGTTGTCGTAGGTTCAAATCCTACAGGAGGCTCGTGGCACACTTATCAATTAAAGAATTGTCTAAGCGCAATAACTTTCAGACCTTTGTCTATAGAATAGGCATTGGTCAAGGGTTTTATCTTGTTAATACAGATATACTTGTTAAGTTAAATAAATCTATTTTAGAAAATATTTTATCAGTTGACGATTTAAATAATTATAAAGTTGGTAGATCAATACAATTACCAACTGAAACTAATGATTTAGTTCCATTAAGTATGCTTTATAAAGACTCAGATTTTTCTACTAGAACACAAAATACAACAGCAAAACAAGATGAACAGATATTTAATATTGCATGTTTAATGGATAGTATTAAAAATGAAAGTGGCTTAGAATATGTGCCAATTAAAATTATAGATAATATATATAATGTAAGGTCAATAAAATCTTTAGAAGATAAATCCAAGGCTGATTTTTGTTTCATAGACTTAGATGGTAAAGAAGTAGGTTTTGTATCACATAAAGATGGTATAAGCCCTAGAGACTTCCAACAGTGGTCTGGTACATCAAAAAGATTTCAAGAAGAAATATTTTTACATCCTGAGACTCAAGATTTTATTTCTGTTTTGAAAGAAAATTTTAATGACAGTCTTCCACCAGCGTCAACAGTAGCAAGAAAAATATCAGATCAAAGACTAAAACATCTTGCCGTATTTGGTAATGATTTTGGTCAAGTGCTTGGTAGAAACAATGTTGAGGCTGTAATGCAAGGAGATTTACAACTTATATTTAAGAATGAATACTGTGAATTGGTTGGATCTCACTATACTATTAAGAATGGAGAGATACCTGTTTACGGATATGAGCCAGTGCTTATGGCAGTACACAAAAGAGATAGAAGCGATCATTGGATTAAAAACTGTAGGCTTACTATAAATCCATTAGGTACTAGAACTATTAAGTTGTTCATATAGTTGATGCTATAATTATATAAAAGGGGTAATATTGGCTAAAATTGTATTCTTAGGTAACTTTAGTGTTGACTACAGTAGTGAAACGCATCATGCTAAATCATTAGAGGCTCTTGGGCATACCGTCGTTAAAATGCAGGAGCAAAAGGCTAAGAGCAATGTTATTCTTGCTGAAGCATTACAAAGCGATTTATTTGTATGGGTTCATACTCATGGCTGGAAGACTCCAGGATCACCTTCTATGGATGTAGTTTTAACTGAATTAAAGAAGTCTGGCATACCAACAATGACCTATCATCTTGATCTTTGGTTTGGACTAAAACGACAAAAAGATTTAGAAAATGATAATTTTTATAGAACAATTGGTCACTTCTTTACTGTAGATAAACTTATGGCTGATTGGTTTAATGATAATACATCAGTAAAAGGACACTACCTTCCTGCTGGGGTATATGGAGAAGAGTGTTATTTAGATAGTTCTTATGGAAATGGTTACGAGCATGACATTATATTTGTTGGAAGTAAGGGTTATCACCCAGAATATCCATATCGCCCAATGTTAATTGACTATCTAAGACAAACCTATGGCAAAAGATTTTTACATGTTGGTGGAGATGGCGATACTGGAACTGTGCGTGGAGAAAAGTTAAATAGGATTTATGCTAAAAGTAAGATTGCAATTGGAGATAGTTTAAATTTAAATTTTGACTATCCGTATTATACAAGTGATAGACTATTTGAAAGTACTGGTCGTGGTGGGTTCACAATCTACCCTGATATTAAAGGACTAAGAGATTTATTTGTAGATAAAGAAGAAATTGTTTTTTATGAACATGGTAACTTTAAAGATCTAAAAAACAAAATAGATTATTATCTTGAGCATGATGAAGAACGTGAAAAGATAAGGGTCGCTGGACATGAAAGAACTAAAAAAGAACATACATATGTTCATAGATGGGCAACAATAATAAGGGAGTTAAACCTATGACAGAGATGGTTAAAGCCGTTATAAACGGAGAGTTTGAAATAACATTACCAAAGCATAGGGCAGATAGACCAGACTGGTATCAACCACAAGGTTGGGAGAAACCAAGATTAAAGTCTATGCATGAAAATATTGGTGAAAACGATGTTGTTTACTATGTTGGTGCTGAAGAAGGAGAGATGCCAGCATTATGTCAGATGTGGGGTGCTGAGGTTGTTTTATTTGAGCCTAACCCAAAAGTTTGGTCACACTTTCCATTACTTTGGAGTGCTAATAATTTAAAAATGCCACTTGCCTGTATTCCTGGATTTGCATCAGATAAAGATAATAAGTTAGCAAGAATTTATTACAGCGAGTTTCCACCAGAGGCTGATTCTCCTATTGAGGCAGCGCATGGATTTAAAGAACTTCAGTATGAAGCAGATAAATATGGACAAACTAAAATTGATACTCTTGTTTATGAAAAAGGATTAAAGCCACCAACAGTAATCTCTCTTGATGTTGAGGGAAGTGAATGGCGTGTTCTTGGTGGTGCAGAAAAAACAATGAGAGAATTTAGACCAAAAATTTGGTTATCTGGTCATCCAGAATTTATGATGATGTATTGGAAAGAATATCTATATGATTTAAGACAGTTTATTAAAGGCATTGGATATAAAGAATATCTTTTAGATTATCAACATGAGGTTCATTTTTATTATGAACCAGCCTAAAGCATATATATTTTCTATTGATCCTTTAGATGCTGCTGATGGTAAATGGGATTACGGTTTGCTTAAAGAAACTTTTGAACGTCATCACATTGATCAATTAGTTGTAAAAAATATACCAAAAGATGAAAGAGCATTTGTAGTAATTCCTGGTCAAGGTAATGCGGGTAAAGAAGAACTAATTAATAAGGAACTTAGTAATCTTGATAGAGTAGTATTATTTATTACTGGAGACGAGTCTGCTACATTTAATGTAGATCTTATTAGTCATCCTAATATTAAGATATGGGTTCAATACCCCCACAAAAAACATGAAAAATATCAAAAGTTTTTTATTGGTGTTCCACAGCATTTAAAGGCTGAAAAGCCAGATTATCCTAGCAAAGATTATGACGTTTATTTTGGTGGACAGGTTACACATCAACGTAGAAAGCAACTAGGAGAGGTCATGCAAACCCTTCCAAATGCCCTTTATAAGCCCACAAAAGGCTTTGCACAGGGTGATACACCAAAGGAATACTATAAGACGCTCTCAAAGGCAAAGATAGCCCCTGCGCCAGCGGGTGCTGTAGTAGTTGATTCTTTTAGATTTTTTGAGGCTATAGAAATGTTATGTATGCCTGTTGGAGATGGAAGAAACTCTCAAGGAGAAGTTGATAGTTATTTTAAATATATTTATCCTAAAGATCTACCTTTTCCAATAGTAGATAATTGGAATGAATTAAATGAACTTCTACCAGATCTTATTTCTAACTATCCTAATAATATGCATCAAGTAGTTTGTTGGTGGTTAAAATATAAAAGAGATTTTGGTTTTAAGGTTATGAGGCAACTTCATGAACAAGAGTGATATTACGGCTATACTTGTTACCTCTGTATTGCCAAGTCATCCAGATACCCGCATACTTGATGAAACACTTGCTTCTATTCGTACCCATTTGCCAGAGAATGAGGTTATCCTTCAAATTGATGGGCTTAGAGAAGAAAGAGCAAGCCGCAAAGAAGATTACAATGAGTTTAAAAATCGTGTACTTTGGAAATGCATACATGAATGGAAAAATGTTTTACCAGTAATATTTGACGAACATTGTCATCAGACTACAATGATGAAAAGAACTATTGATATGGTGAACACTTCAGCACTTTTATATGTTGAGGGAGATGCACCGCTTACATCAGATCAGCCAATTGATTGGCAGAAATGTTTAGACATGATGGAATACAATAGTGCCAATACTATTAGGTTTCATTTTGAAGCATCCATTCCTAAAGAACACGAACATTTAATGTTTGGTATTGAAAACGGTTTTATGAAAACAAATCAATGGAGCCAAAGACCACATCTTAGTTTAGCAAAATATTATAGAGAAATAGTTCTACCCTTCTCTGATGAAAAAACTTTTATTGAAGATAGATTTCATGGAAAAGTTCAAGACGACCCATGGTGGAAACATAAACTATGGATCTATCATCCTGAAGGTAACATAAAAAGATCTTATCATTTAGACGGACGTGAGGGAACAAGAAAATTTACTGCAGATGATGAAGTCTGGGGATATAAAGAGTGAACCTAGGAATAATTGTAAGATCAGATAATACTGGTCTTGGGAATCAAACAAGAGAATTAACTTATATGCTAAATCCTACAAAGGTTATGCTTATCAACTCTCATTCTTTTAATAAAAATAAACAGCACCCAGAGTGGTATGATAAATATAATATTTATCCTGTAAGGGGTTTTCCAAAGGCTGGAGATATATCTGCATTTCTAAAAGGGCTTGATGTTGTTTTAACCTGTGAAACATTTTATAATAATCAGTTTGTAGATATTGCTAGAAAGATGGGCGTTAAAACAGTATTGCAATATAATTATGAGTTTTTAGATATGGTTGTTAATCCTAGAATATCTGTACCAGATATTTTGCTTGGTCCTAGCATGTGGTATTTTGATCATATGCAGGAGTTATTTTCAGATAAAGCAAAAGTTTTGCATTTACCGCCACCAATTGATCACACAAAATTTAATGAGGTAAGAAAAGAAAACATGTCTAAAGATCATTTTAGAGTACTACATGTAGGTGGAAAGGCTGCATCTGAAGATAGAAACGGCACTCATTCAGTGCTGGAAATGTTAAGATACTCAAAAACAGATTACGAACTTGTTATCAAAACCCAAACACATATTAATATTTCTACCAAAGATTCTAGGATTAAGGTGGATCATAGTGATGAACCAGTTAGAGAAAATCTTTATAAAGGATTTGATTTAGTAATTATGCCAAGAAGATATGCAGGCTTATGCCTGCCAATGAATGAGGCATTAATGAGTGGTTTGCCAGTGTTTATGACTAATATATCTCCTAATAACTATGTTTTACCAAAGGAGTGGCTTGCTAATTCTGAAAAAACTGGAACATTAAAAACTAGAATGATGCTTGATGTGTATTCTGCAGATCCAAAACATTTGGGCAAGATGGTTGATAAATTTATGAATCAAAGAAGTAGATACAAAGATAAAGAACATGCTTTTGAAATTGCTATGAATAACTTTTCTACTGAAAAACTTAAAGATAAATATATTGATATATTAAAATAAGACGGGTCCATTGCTAGACCCGCCTTATAGTTACTAACTAAATTACTTAGCAGTCTTCTTCTTTGGCTTTGCAGCCTTAAGAGCCTCTTCAACTACAGAAGCCTTTGGCAAACGACCAAATGCTGCATCGTTAGGATTAATTGCACGTGCTGCTACTGGAATGAGTGCACCAACAAGTGCTGCCCATAGATCCTTTGGATCTGTTACTCCTGCAACGTACAATGCTGCTACTGCACCAACAATCGAACGACCATATGATGCAAGCATTGCTTTATGTTTCTTACTTAGTTCCATGTTTTCCTCCTAGGATAGAACCTTTATTAGTATAGCATAGCCAGCCCACAAGCCAATAATTCCTGCCACCCCTGCAAAAACTGGCGGTGCTGGAACTGGCAACTTGAATGCAGCAAATACTAAACCGCATCCAAAACCTGTTAATGTTGATAATATAATATCTTTCATCCCTTTACCCCCTTACCACTGTCTGGATTTTCTGGATGATCCAATGGAGTTGGTGCGGTACATAGCGCACCACAGTTATCGCACTGAATATCCAAATGATACATAGCAACCATATAAGTTTCTGGATCAAATGATATTAATGCCCTGAATAAATTTTGTCCACAATTTGGGCAATCGCAAGTTGGAATACCCCTAGCGTCTATCATCTATGTTCTCTGGTAAAAGTGTAAGTAACTTATCTGATAGTTCTTTTTTATCAATACTATTTAACTCTTCAATAACTTCTTTTATAGTTTCTTGAGACCGCTCAATATAATCAAAAGCCCAATCACGAGAATCAGATAAAAATTTAATAAAGTTTTCTTTATGAATATCTTGATCTTCTGGAGATGATGCAAAAGACTGGGTAGTTTCAAGTGCTGTTGACATTGAACTATAGGCAACAAGTAGTTGTGCAAATCCATCACTTACAGTTTTAAGTTTTTTTACTACAGCAACATATGCAATCATAAAAGATAAAGAAATGATGCTAAGTACAGCCAGTGCGATTTCCATATTAATTCCTTTGTCCAAATACTATTGTATCACCAGAGTGGTTATACATTTTTTTAAAGTCTATACCTGTCATTTTTTCATAAAGTTTAATATGCCTATATTTTCCCACACCAAAAATACCCTCTTCAATTCCACACAACACCTTGCGCTGTTTATCTTTAGATATGTCTTCTAGTTCTTTCCAAGATACCTTACGTATATTACGATCTTTCCATATCTTGCTATACCCCTCACGAGTATAAAAATGATAAAGAATTGTTATGCAAGGAGAATAAATATCCCATCCTCGTGTCCATGCTCGTACTGCAAAACATAACTCTTCTCCAAAAAATGATATCTCTGGATCATACGGAACTTCTTGTACAATGTTACCTGTGGTAAAAATAAATCCACCTAATACTGTAGTAGATAACTCAGGAACATTTTTATTAGTTAGTTCTAATCTTTCAGCAGTCCACTCATTACGCTTAGTAAGTTTTGGTATTTGTTTTGTTGGGTAGGGCA